GAGCCTTTTCGGCATGTTATGCTAGAATTGCCCCTATCCTTAATGAGGTTAACCGCTCTAGAGATAAGGAAATTGTTATTTTTACTCTTTTCTTACTCTACAAGTTTGTTGACCGCTACAAGGATGGCGCTATTAGATCGACTAAGTCCTTCTATTCTGCTAGCGTTAATTTCCTTAAAGAGGTTGTACGACTTGCCCTTCCCGGCGAGGATACAACAGGAGGACGATGCAAGACGGTGGGTTTTGTTGGAGCCTGTTCGTGGGCAGGATCAAGAATTGAACTTTTTCTTCGTGGAGAGGTTACTTCTTATCTTGCTCACCTTCTTGTTAGCTATTATGTTTTCACATTACCTTTGTTGACATTGTCTAACTCATTGGACACTAGAGTCGGGGAACTCAAGTCTATGGCCACCGTCCCACTTCCCCCACAAATCGTTTTGTCTGTTGTCGATGGCGTCACAACAGCCCCAGCGCAAGCTAACCCACCACCTCCTCCCCTTGCTAGACCGCTTGGTCCTGTTCAAGAGATGGCCATCGCCGGAGCACACAATTGTCAAGTGCCCGACAACAAGAGTCTAGCAGTCATTGCTAGAAAAGTTGATGGTTCATTTGAGATGGTTGGGCAATGCTTCTGTGTTTCTGATTCAAACTCGACTTCGGGTTATAGGATCTTTACTGCTGATCACGTCTTGTCTAAGTCCGAAGCCAATTATTTGGTGAGTAATACTAAGACTTTCGTCATCGATGAGTCCATTGTCATTAGATCTGCTAACGACATTGCTTTCTTTGATTTGCCTCTAGGTGTCAAAGCTACTCTCGGTGTACGCAATCTCGAGATGGGTAGTTTAGATTTTAACGCTCCCGTAAGTGTCACTTATCTCAACGGAGGTGACACTTACAGATCTACTGGATCTGTTACTAGAGGTGAAAAAGGGGAAATTCTTACTAGATTTTCCACTTTCCCCTCTGTTTCCGGAGCTGTTATCCTACAAAACTCGAAAGCTGTTGGTATTCACCTTGGAGCCAAACCAGACGAAGGTTTCAATTATGGCCGCTCTCTTATCAAATTCCTCAAGAAAATTGAGGTTCCTAGAGCGGGCATGATTCTCCCCCCTGCGTCTGTTCAAGAGAGAATCGGTTCTACTGTCGCTCATGGTAGGGATTGGGAGGAGTCGTATTTCAATATGACAGACTTCCAAGACGTCTATAGGTACAGCATAAATTCTTATCCCGAATTGTTCAAACACTTTGATCGTGAAATTGCTGAAGATCTTCAACACGCTTTCAAACGATTCGATTCTGATTATGACGACTACGAGGCAACTCAACGTCGTCACATGATGGACGAACTCCGAGAAGCGGAAGAAGACGATGGGTATACACCCAATTCAGCAGAAGTTCGAAAGATTGCGAGAAAGTACGCTCAAATATTCTCTGGTAAAGCTAGAGAAAGCGCTACTCTCCCGATTTTGGAGAAGAATAAGAAACCTTTCGAGGTTTCTCGTCCTAGTTCCGCTCCCACCCCTTTAAAAGAGGGGGGGATGACGGGCCCCCGAGTAACCGTTCAATCGAGTGGGGAGAGTTCTCAACCTTCTACTCAGAAGCTTTCGGACTTGAACAAGACTGTGAGATTATCAGTTTTAGACAAGACTCTAGAATCTTTGAGTCAGAGCACTATCGAGAACAAGAATGCTCTCTCCCTTTTGGCAACCCGGCTAGACTCTCTTTCTTCGTTGATAACAAACCTCGCGAAGACGGAAACCTTGTCCTCGTCGGGCACTGCAGAGGAAGAACTCCCAGTGCAAGAGTCAGTAAACCCAGTGGCCTCACGACAGAAGCGCAAGAAATCGTCGACAAGTACTATCACTCAACAAACAAAAGTGGAAGTGACATCGACCTCTTCTCCTTCTACTGCGCCCGCTCCCAGTCCCTCGCTGCAACCGAAGTCATCGGGTACTTCGGTCGTAGCGAAGCACTGAAGCAGCTCCTAACGGGGCTGTCCCCACGCCGCGAGTACTTTGACGAGTACTTTAGCGACGTGGAAGGGTCGGAGCTCTACGACCAAGTATTTGAGCAACTTTTCGCAACATTCGATAAAACTAAGAATCCTGGCTCTCCTATAAATTTTAGGACCCAGAATAACGGTGGAATCATGCACTTCATTGACGAGTTCAGAAATCATTTGACTGAACGCGTTCGTCGCCTAGATTCGTTAGGAAACGATCTCTATGATCTTTTCCTTTCTGATCCTTCCTCTTTTGAGAAAGCTCTAGGTTACGGTATGTCTTCCTCTGTTATTGCTGAGACCGCCGCACATCTTGTGGCTAACAACTTCGACGATCCCGTACTACTTAAAGTTAAGGGAGAAGCGAGATTAGTCGGTAAGAAGCCTCGGTTAGTTTGTATGGTTTCTTCCTTGCAAACAGCAGTCTGGAGACTGGTTTTGTTTAATGCTATGCAAAGAGAGCAGGACGAGATTGACGGAAACATCGCCGTTCGCCTTGACATCATCACTGTTGCAGAGACAGATAAACTTTTTGATAAGTTTTTCGCGGCAGCCGCTAAACACGGTTACCTCTCATCATCTGACGTTCAAGGTTGGGAGTATGCCAACAACGTTGACACGCATTACGCCCCACTTCTCAAGTGGGCGTATTATATGCAGTTAACTGATTTGGATTTTAATTTGCTTCCCGGTGCTTCCAGAAAACATCTTAACGTTCTTATCGCTTTGTATTATGCGTCTTGTTTTAGGGTTCTTCAAACTGAAGATGGCGAGCTTTTGACTTGCCCCTTGGGTAAAATATCCTCGGGCGCTCTCACCACGTTTACGGATAATTCCTTGAAAAGAAACCTCATGTCAAATGAGGTTAGTTACTACGCTTTTTCGCGACCAGTAGAATTTACTTTTTCTGCTGGCGACGATAATTTGGACAGTAACCCCGATCTTTCCGACGTTTATCGTAAATATGGATTCGTAATCACAGACTATGAGAGACAAATCGATATTTTCTCTTTTTGTTCTACTGTTCTTTCCAGAAATGGATCGTACCAAGATGGACTTGAGAAATTTATCGCCAATTTGTTATTCACCGGTACTGATTTCGACATTCAAGCCGCTTCTCTTCCTGTCTACCAATATCACCCCGATTATCTTCGGTTGTGTCAGGTATTGCTAGACAATTGGAGATGCCCCCCCGTCGCCTAAACGGCGACGGTTTAGGTTAAGACACACCTTAAAAGAAATCGCCCTCGCTCATTTTCGAATCGAAAGTAAAATAAAGATCAAAATAAGTTTCGTTGATGAGGAGGAAGGGATCTGGGATCCACCGTTAAGAGACACGCGAATAAGAACTCCCGAACTGACGGTTCGATGCCTCGTTTACTCGAGTAGACGTTAATGCGGTCCGCACAACTTTCTTGGTAATACTCCGGTGCGGCGGAGTACAAAACATGCCAAGAACACGCACTAAACGTAAAGTCGCCAATAAGGCCGTCCTGAGAGGCAAAGGAGATTACTCCCAAGCTATTACTTCTATGCCCGCTGGCATGAATAGACTAGAGTCTAAGATAGACCATCTAGAAAAGTCTCTAGTCAAAACTACCCCTACTATTAAGGGGGCCGCTGCGACTATAGGAAGAACGCTCGGTAATTTTGTTAATCAGGGTGACCTTGGGGCTTTGGCTGGTTCATCACTAGCTAAACTCTTTGGTCACGGCGACTACACAGTGAAGTCAAACTCACTTATGGGTGGTAGAGTAGGCCCCACTCTCCCCAAGTTTGACAAGGATGGTAGAAGAGGAACTCGTATCGTCGAACGTGAGTACATCGGTGAAGTCACTGCCGCAGGATATCTTGTTAACGGCTCATCAGCCTTTTACAATCGAGTCTTGCCCATCAACGTGACTAATTCCGAGACTTTCCCATGGCTCAGTACCATTGCTCAGCAATATGATCAATGGGAACCTCATGGTATCGTTTTCGAGTTTGTTTCAACGAGCTCCAGTTATAACGGAGTCAGTCAAGCCCTTGGTACTGTTATCATGGCCACTGACTACGACATAACTGATCCTGCTTATTCTAATAAACAGAACATGGAAAACTCAGACTATGCTTGTTCTACGCGACCAGCCGAAAATTTGATTCACGGTATTGAATGTGATCCTGACGAAAGGCCAGTTAAAATACTTTACACTGGTAGTAATCAGGTTTCACTATCCATGCTCGCAAATTTTCAAATCGCCACTATTGGATGTTCCACTGCTAATGTCGTGCTAGGTGAACTTTGGATCTCTTATGACATTACTTTTTATAAGAAACAATTAATAGATCCCGTTAAAAGTAGACCCTATCTCACAACTTACGGAACGTCCGCTTCTGGTGTTGGTTATTTCGCGAACGTCTTTGATCCCGAGGGTAATAATATCCATATTACTCAAAACGTCGGGGTCGGTAGTGTAATAAACTTTCCTTCGTTTCAAAGCGAAGGTTACTACCTTATGACGCTTCGTAATGACACCACTACTTACAATAATACTTACACTTTCACAAACTGTACCAAAGTAGCTGAATTCAATTGTAATGAAGCCGGAGTGAAGAATACATTTGCTTTTTGTATTCGCATCGATGCTCTTAATGCAAAGATCACAACAGCTCTTACTACCTCAGCGAAAGGTTGGTTTCTTAGTATCGTACCAGTAGCACAACAACTCTGGTTGTAAGCCTTCCCGTCCTGTCCAACTCTATCGACGTTAAATGTAGAGCTTCTCTCACGATTTTCTCTGTAGCCCTTATGGGTAACGGGGGCATCCTCGTGAGGGTAGGTCCAATTCTGCAGACGTTAAATGTAGAACATCTAGATTGACCTTTACTACGATTCGTAAAGCTCAGGGAACAACCCACCCTGTATCGCTGGCGTTTGTGGGTCTTGAAATATATTGAAACGTGAATTTTAATAATGATGTCATGAAATTTGGTTGAGCAACAACAACTGAAAAGCCGTCATATCTCGACGTTAACAGTCATGAGGGTAAACATGTCTAAACCACTGGAAGAACAACCAATGAAAAATTGACCTAATCCTTAATCAAGAG